GTAATGGGTATATTCAACATGCTATCTTCTCTCTGCTACGCACTTGCACTTCAATTTGCAACTTTATATTTTGACCGGAGATCAGCCATCACCGGGGTTGTAGTTAGATTCCAGGGAGATGCACATTCAGATGATAGTGATGCCTTGTTCAAACTACTGGCTGAGATGGCGTTGAATGATTGTCTGGATGAGTTGGCTACGTTGCAAAAGTGCGCCGGACATTTATATTCAGAAAAGAAATGCCTAGTGAGCAAGGTTTATTTGGAATTTTTGTCTATTTTATATGTAATGGAAAGGCTCTTGCCTATGCTTCCTAAGTTCATACAGAATACAAAGTTTACACCTTCAGGCAAGGGTATAGCCCAGGACATGAGAACTATAATATCTAAAGTCATAGAATTGTTGAACAATGGCATTACTATTTCCGCTGCTTACAAATTCCAAGTGATAGCAAGCAACATGGTTCTGAATTTCTACAGAATGCCAGAGTTAGGTTACACCCCATCTGTAGGTTCGATGCCTAATAGCATGCCTCATCTGTATAGTGCATACGGTGCTATGGTTGATGAGGTGCGGATGATGGTGTTCAACCCGGACAAATATGCAAAGCAGCAGAGTTTCCTTTCAACTTTTTTGGATTGCGAAGTTGAGAGTGGTGTTATGAGCATGAAAATGGCTGTTAAGAAATTCCGCAATCAATCACTATTGAGGATCATAGAATCAATACCTTATCCTGATGATTGCAGTGATGACTGGTTCTGGAAGGAGAATAAAACTAATCATGCTTATTTGAATCTATACTGGTACAAAGCAAATTTGAAATCTGATGACTTTGCTTTGTCAATGTTAAACATAAATGAGGTGAAAAGATACCTAGATAGTTTAGTAATGTCAAGCACTAACAGCGTAGTCACAAATTCGAAAGTGAAAATAAGTTTGACAACTATGGCAGCTGCACTGATCAAGCATGAGATTGCTGATGGCTCCCAAAATCTTTCTACTCTGCTCAATTCACAGTATCAAGGATTGATAGATTATCTAAAATGGTCAGATTCTGTTGGTGGTGTGATAACAAAAGACCGTGATGAGATGTTGACTCTGAAACCCTGCCAACTGATAATAACTGCCTTTAATGACATCCCAATTGTTAATCCTAAGTCTATGGTTTATGCAGTAGGCTTATGTGAACCAAACCTCATGAAATATACTTACAGTGAGAAAATCCCTGAAATGCATTTTACTGCTATGAAAGAGTACTTGACCAGACATGGGGTCAGCTTGAAAATAAAAGATGTAAAAACTTTCATAGACTTTGCAAATAAATCTAAGGATAGGCATGTATATATGTATACCTCACTACCTAGCAATGAAAGGCTGCAATATAACGAAGAAGGCCTTCATAGGTGTTTTTCAAACAATCTCCACCCTAAGTACGTATTGAAGACTGATACAGCACATTACATGGATCTCTCAAAGAAAACTAAGTATATTGAACTAGCTGAAATCACCCCTGAAGATGTTAGCATCTTCATAACTGCAAGTGTGATAAGAAGAACTTTTGTTAGTAAGGGTGCACAACAGCAATTATCTTCGCAGACGAAACTGAATGATCTGCCTTTGAATAAAATTCAAGATTACCCTCTGCAGCAGACTTATAGAGAGTTGCTCAAGATAGCAACAGCAACGTTGGATTATAAGGATGACTCTGATAGGGATTTTGATTTGAAGGATTTCAATAATTGGGCTTTGTAG